ATTGGACCGATTGCTAATGGGAAGATGCCTTCGAAGACATATGTACGTAGTTCTTCGCCTGTCTTACTATACTGAATAACTTCGGCTCGGGCCTTGTACTCAGATGGAGCTGCAGTTGGGAACTCGCGGATGTTACCAGAATATGAGTTAATATTGTATGACCATGTCTCTAATGCCTTTCTGACCTTAAAGTCTTCGTCATTGATAACTGTTACTGTCCAGTTGTCAAAGATTCTTTGGCCGGCCAACTTAATTGGTCTACCAAAGTAGAAGACTTCAATTGGAGCAATCGTTGAGGCAGGAATCTGAGAGGCCTTTACCATGAAAGGCACTACTGAGTCAGCTTCCGTTGTCGCTGGATTGCTTAGTCTTACTTGGAAAAGAGATGGGCGAGCACCACCAAGTGCTAGCTGACTCTTAATTTCGTTAATATTGAAAGCCATTTACGTCTCTCCTTATCGATTAAAACTGACCAACGACTTCGCTGAACTCGACACCAGTTCGTACTGCTACGAAGTTTAGCTGGATGAAGTTAATTGAGCGAGCTGGCTTGATATAGATGTCACCAATGAATTGGTTGCCGTCAATAACTTCTGGTGTATTGTTCGTTGTATCACAGACTACCTTGAAGTCGTAGATACCGCGACGGCCTTGGATCTCACGTAGATATGGCTCTACCAAGTTGCGGAACTGAGCTCTTGTGAAGTCATCGTTGAACTCGAATAGTGTAAACTTGGCAGCTGTAGCAATTGCCTTCTCGAGAACAATGAACAATCTACGAACATTGATTCTGTCAAATGCAGATGGCTTAGCTAGTAGAGTCTTATCACCAAACAAGACTGTACCTTGACCAGGGAATGTAACCACTGGGTTGACGCCTGCCTTGTATAGTGTATCTCTGTCAGCCTTGTCTGGGTTATATGATAGCTTGACAATGTTCTTGATCTGGCCTCTATTAAAGCCTGCTGGTGAGAACCATGGATCACGAATGTTATCTGTTCTTACACATAAACCAGCTGTATCGCCATTTAGTGGTACAAAGCGATATACGTCATTGTAACGATCGTACATATACTTGTAACCAGAATCTAGAACACCATAAGACGTTGATCTTAGAGCATTTCTAAACTCGACAATGTTATCAGCCTGTGTGCCTGCTTGTACACCGACAGTATCGCCTCTTTCTGGCGATGCAAATACTACGCAGTCCTTACGAACTTCTGCAATATTGTCGACTAGATAGTTGGCTAGCTGCTCACCGTATGTGCCACCTCTTGCCTTACCTGTTAGAACTAGAGAAATATCTACTTCTTCAGCTGATGCAAACTTATCGTATGCAGCTGCTAGGTATGAGAATGCAATGTTTGCTTCACCACCGCCATCTGTGCCACCAGCAAATGAGAATGTTCTAGGTGTTGCAAGAACGTCACCAGAGGCCATGGTGTTTGATAGGCCTGAGTATGAAGCTGCACCTGGATGATTGAACCACCACATATATTCTGATGAATTGTTAATAATATCTTTATAGAAGATTGTTGCACCTTCTCTCTTAGCATCTGTAGCACGAGAAAGAGCTTCATACTTTTCAATTATTGTACCCTTGACACCTGAGAATAAACCATCCTCATCAGCTACTACGATATGCATTTCATCAGATACGCCACCACGCTCTGCAACATATGTTGATGTTCCTGGAGCCTTGTCAACTTGATCAAAGAATTCCCAATAGCGTGTTACAGCGCTTGCGGATGTTGAGTTGGTTGACTTAGAAACTGCAGCAGAACCAGTGTAAATGTCTTCAAAGCTTAGTGTGGCTCTTACGACACCATTTGATACACCTGAACCTGAACCCTTAGATGTAATCTTCAAGTACTGGTTACCAACCCTTAGGCGGTCACCTACTGTTAGTAGCTCAAGCTGCGCGTTTAGTTCTGTGTTTGCTAGCGAGTTAGCAGCAGCTGTTGAGCCAAGTGTAACTGTGAATGTAGCACCTGAACCAGCTGATGTGTTACCGTTTGTTGAATTGGCGCCAGCTGTTGAGTTAGCCACTTGCACTCTAATTACTGATGTATTTGGGAACTGGCCGCCACCAACAACTGTTACAGACAAAATTGCACCGGTTGACGCATTTGTTGTAATCGTACAGTTGCCTGTATTTGATGTACCATTGGATAGAACAATAACGTCTGTGTCTGTATAACCTGTACCGCCACCTGATACTGTGATTACTGTTACGTTTTGTGATGCTTGAGTTGCTGTTAGTGTACCTGTGTTTGCACCAACGCTGACAGCAAATGAAAGTGTATTATTGCTATTGCTTACTGATGACATGATGTTTGATTGATAAGCGTTAGCAGAGTCGCAAACTGAAACCTTTAAAGAGTTACCAATTGACCCTGGGCACTTTGCACGGTATAAAGCACCACCAGAACCTGTTGTTGCTGTTAGATAATCATCTAGATTTTTAACCTGTAAGTCTGTAGCAGCTGATGAGTTAGCATATGCATTGTATGCATTTGCGTCAGCAGCGCGGACAACATATAGCTGGTTGCCATATGCTAGGAATGAAGATGCAACATGGAATGTTTCGAAGTTGTCATCATTTGGCTTGCCAAATGTCTTAACTAGTTCAACTTCTGAAGAAATATTTACGCGATCGTTTACTGGACCCCAGCGGAAAGCACCTGCGATACCACCTTCTGTGGTAGATACAGCAGGAACCACTGTTGTCAAGTCGATTTCGCTTACGTTTACGCCTGGGCTAACTTGAAATGCCATCGTGATTCTCCTCGTAGACAAATCTATTGAATAAAGCTACTGAAATTATTTATAAATTCCCTGGGTTCATGTTTTAGGACGCTAACATTTTATCAAAATTTGACGTATATTTGATGACTGATTCGTCTGCAAGTTCATGTCTACCATCATCTACAATACCAAATGGGAGGAGGTCATCATCAGCAGCCTGTGGGATTCCATTGAGCAGATGTTGTCGAATATCAATGCTTGTTAGCTCCTTAAAGAAGTTTTGGGTTGACATCCAGGCAAAAAGAACGAGAGTCATCACCAGGTCGTCGTTTTTGCCATATTCTGCTTCGTAGGATGTACCCTTACTTATAAAAGTGGTCATCTCATGTAATATATCATAATCGTAATTCAGCAGCTTATTTTCTTCAATCAACGTCTTCAAGGTTGCACAACCAATTGCCTTAACTTGTTTAGATGTTTTAATACCAAACTTAGATCCAGCGGCGTTAAAACCACTGGTTAAAACTTGGCCAGATTTGGATTGAGCTACCTTCAACACATTCTCATTTTCCAAATCATAGTTTAGTGTATCAGCTACCTGCTGGCCATTATCGTTTGTCTCAACTAAAATATAAGCGTTGTTGTAGTTTCTAGCCACATTATCTATTGTGGTTGGATATAATAGATGGGATATTTTATTGTTTCTATATGTGGCTACAATCTCATATGGAAACTGAGTGACATCTACTACTGAGAAAGCTGAATAGTCAGCACCAGTGCCTCTAGATGTATCAACAGATATAGCATAGAGATGATCTTTTTGAGGGAGCTTGTAGATCTTTAAATCACCATGTTCCTCAATAGGAGGTAGGAATGTCATCCTACGTAATGCTCCACCACTAATTAGAGTGTTGGATGAACCAAGAAATTCACATTCATGCTCCTGTCTAAACTGCTCGGCAGACGTGTTATTAATTGTTTCTTGTTTCCAGGCATCATCTCTGCCAGGAACATCCCACCAATTGACTGCAACTGGCTTATAGCTATTTCTGCCATTTTCTGCATCGACCCAAATCTTATAGAATAGCTCCATACCATTAGGTGTGGATGTGATCATTACCTTAGAAGTCTTACCAGATGAAATCGTAGGATATACAGAAGCAAAGAACTCTTCTTGTAGGTTTGGCTGGACGAATGCAAACTCATCAAGGTAGATTAGGTTGAAAGATCCACCACGAACAGCTGATGAAGATGTGGCTGATGCTAGAACTTTTGATCCATTCTCTAGCTCAATTGAACCTTTGTTCCAGCCACCTGGTACAATACCTTGCTGAATCCACTTTGGTAGGTTTTCATAAGCAAGCTTGATTCTTGATAAGATTTCTCTGGCCTGCTGGAACTTGTTGGCAAGGATGGCAACATTGTATGTTGGATTGAATAGAATTGACCAAAGGATGATGCCAACAACTGTAGTAGTTTTACCAGTCTGACGAGGCATCTTGCAGATGACGAATCTATTGTCCATCACTGTATCGACGATATCATCCTGATAAGGATACATATCAAAGTTGATTAATCCTCTATCAATGTGTATAATCTTAATGTAGTTCCGAACAAAGTACTTTGGGTCCCTAGAACACTTAATGTACTCTGCGACCTGCTCCTTCG